ATCATTATTAAATCTATAGTTTAATTTACCATAAACATTCATATTCTGAAACTCAGAATCACCTTGTTGACTCTGAATATCAATATCGTCTATATCTCTACTCATCCCATTCCTCCTGTAAATTCACCTGGTCTTAGTCTAGATGATAGGAATCTTGGAATAAAGGCAGCTTGAACTCCTGCCATACTAAAACGATTACTACGAGCACTTTTTAATATTATTTGTCCTCCTACTCTACCAATTCGATTCGATCTTTTTACAACTATTTCTTGGTCAGCATCTAAATGAATTTTTTTACCATATAATTCCATTGTTTCTGTACTACCATCTGCATTACCAACAGTAACTTTTGCACCTTGTAATAAAATCTCATTACTTGCATCTAAAACAATATTCTGTCCATGTATTCTTACCCAACCATTTTCAGTTGTCATTGCTAAGTCACCATTATGTGCCATAAGCATATAACTTATTTGACCTTCCTTATTCTTAATACCTGTTTGAATTTCTAGAGTATGATCTGACTCCATTGTAGCAAGACCACTACCATGAAGTGCTTGTTGCCACTTTGCACCCTTATCTGTAACCGCATACATTTGATATGTTACAGGACCTGCAACACCGACTGGTCCGTTAGTTTCAATAAGAAAATTCGGACCAAAACAATCTATAACTCGACTTTCACTTTTACTTTCAGACATAATTAGTATCCATATCCTCCACCTGATGAACCACTACTTGGTGGTGGTGAACTTGGAGGAGGTGAACTTGGTGGTGATGGTGGTGGTGTATTATTTTGTGATTCGTCTACAGGATCACTATATGTAGTGTCTTGTGTTTGTGTGGTCTGAGTTTCATTTTCTCGGACTAATTCTCGTATAGTTCTCAATTTAATTTTTGTAGATCCAACATTTGATGATGGAACACCACCTCTCAAACTTTCTTGTGGTGTATTATAAATTGTTGAATGTGGTGATGTAGTATGTGCTAAACCAACCATCTTTTGACCAGTCTCTGGATGAACATGAAATGGTCCGTTATATGGTCTACCATTTACATATCCGACTATATTTCCTTTTGGAGTAATACAATCAATAACAGTAATGACACCTGTTTGCCTACGTTTTCTTGTCATTACAGGTGTTAATATAGCACCACTTCCAGTTATACTTTCAACATTAGCAGATGGTAATGTACGATATGCCTTATCATTTGTACACACTTTTGTTATTGAACCATTCTCATCAACTCCACAAATCTCAAAGTCTTCAATTTTATCTTCCAAACTATATCCAGATCCACCATTTTCTACCTCAATTTTTTCAACAAAAGCATCTTCTGGTTCTCCTGCAGGATAATTTAATCCCTCTGACACCATAAGAACACCAGTTACTTGCCCATATGTTGGTGAATTTGGATTTTTATCAATCGTTGCACTACCATAAGCACCAAATCCTTTATCACAATTATCCTCAAATCGAACAAAAGGTTCACTTGTATATCCTTCGCCAGGATAAGTTATGTCTACACCAATAATACTTGCAGTTTTCTTAACATCTTCAATTATTCCTCCACCTACTTGAACATATTCTCCAGTCTTCTTTTTAACATATTCTGCTGGTTTAACTTGTTTATCTAATTCTTCAATAAAGTTTCCTAAAATAAGTTCACCAACAGCACCTTCTCCTCCACCACCGAAAAATTTAACTTTTGGTAATCCACAATCAAAAATGTTTCCTGTATCACAATCTGGTTCTCCAGCTAGAAGTTCTTTCGTAAATTCATTCTCATTCAATAATGGATTTCCATCAGCATCTCTAATTATACCACCATCTTCTAATTTGTTTAATTCAGTTATCTCATTATTAGAATTCTTTATATTACCATTTAACTTATTAATCTGACCTTGAAGTTCAATGATTTCTTTTCTTAATGGAACAATTTGATCTGATCTGTCCACTTGGGATTGAAGAACAGATTCAGTTTTTTCCTCTACATCTTGACTCTCCCACTCGGATTCTTTTCTATTCAATTCCTCCTTAAGGTCTTCAATCTCTTTTTTATTTTCCTCAAGTTGATGTTTACGCATCTTAATCTGTTCATCATCTCTAGCAGGGTTTTCTTCTAACATTCTGTCTATTTGTGATTGTAGAGACTCATTGGTGACTGTTAACGATGTTAATCTGTTTTTAATTCGATCTATATCATCTTTAAGTTTTTCATCTACAGTAGTTGTCTCATTTAATTTGACAATTTCACTTTCTTTGGAATCAATTTCCTCTTGAATTTTTGCTATCTCTGATTCTATATCGGATAATTCTTTATTAACTCTCTTTAACTCCATTTCTTTCGTAACTTTATTCCTTCCTGCAAATAATCCCCAATTACCAACATCCTTTGTTAAATTATCAATTCCTTCATTAGCACTTTGAATACCTTTTGCAACTCCCGTAAATATTTTTGCTATGCGATTTTGTTTCTTTGCTTCACTTGTCTTAGGTTTCACTTGTCCTTTTAAATCATATGTCTCAACAACATGACACTTTCCACCACCATCTTTACAATTAAGTAAACCTTGAATTTTACCAAGAATATTCAAACCACCTGCAAGGAATCCTTTTACTGAACCAAATGCTCCACCAACTATACTGAAAAGTTTTTCAATAGGAGCAATCAATGGAGTTATAATTCCATCCATCATATTAGATATTTTAGTGGTAAGTGCACTAATAAAGTCATTAACAGCACACTCTACAGGATTTAAAATTCCCTTTTTCAACATGTTCAAAAGTAAATTTTTAATCGTGCCCTTTAATGCACCTTTTATAACGCTTCCAAGACAACCAAAGGCTTTGAAGAGACCATTGATTGGTGCAGTTGCAGCATTTATAAATGCATTAGTTTGTGCTCGACCACCTATGAAACTGGTGATTTTATTCATTATGAAATTTTTTGCTGCCTGTAAACCAGTATCAACAAAACTAACTAGTTTCTCTTCAAGAAGAGTACTCAAACCAGTTGTCATAACTGACATTGCATCAGATATTTCACTTACAGCAGTATCAAGTCCTGCCACCATATCATAAGCGTCACCCAACGCACCCGATGCACCATTCAAAAATTTATTTAAAGAATTGGTAATTTTTCCTGCTGTATTAGGTGCAGTACATTTAAGAGATGAGGCTACTACTATACTCATGGTTTATAATATCTGATTTATTTAGGGGACTATTGGTTCTTCTGAAAATGGAGTTGGATCTGGGAATCCAATCTTTAACGCACGATTATAATTATTGCGTTTTATTTGTGTTATCATACTTTTTGCTACCTCTTCATCCACAAGATTTTGTGTAACTGCTTGATTAATTGCTTCTATCACTTCAGGTTGATATTTAGTGGCTTCTTCACGGGTAATTGGATAAGAAGATATAATATATTCAAGTTGTTGACTTGTTATAGATTCACCTGCATCCCATTTTTTATCTTCAGCAGTTCTTACTGGTGTTAATTTTTTCTCTGCGTCATCTATTATACCATCTTGATTTCGATCATATCCTATTTGATCTAATGATTCAGAAGTATCTTCTTTATTAGATTTATTATATGTTTTAGGGTCAAGTGGAGTAACACCTGGTGTTGCAGGTCCTATCTGTTCGTTATATTCACCACCTAATATTTTAGTACCTGAATTTAATGATCCATAAAAACCAGATAAAGTTCCAAATTTTCCTGATGATGTTGATGATTTTCTAGTTCTTGGAAACACACCCAAAATAATACGAGGTCCATCTCCACCAAAAATACCATAAACCATATCTCCCTGACTAACTCGAACAGATCTTAACTTGAAAGCAGCACCAGATCCAGCAGTAGTTGGTAAAATACATAATGCATAACTTAACTCACCTCCTTCAACCTGATCAACATTAGAATTATCACCCAATATTCTTACCTTATATCTCCATCCCCAACCTTCATCTAGTTGTTCTTTTTGTTCTTCATAAGACACAACCTTCCCTACCCATGATTGCAATGGAATTTTACCATACATTTGTTTGTTGGCAGAATTAATAAATGGTGATGATGAAATTGGTTCTGTCATTATGTGCTAGTGTATAATCCGTAAGTATCTCTTGCTAAAGTCATAGATGTATATGAATTATCAGTATCAAAGTGATGACAAAGATGTAGAATAAGATAATATCCACTACGATGTTGATTGTAAATAGATAATAATTTTTCATCTTGTGTGATGTTTTCTAACCAGAGTTTAATCACATCACCTGCTTCTAATTGAACATTACAAGGCACTTGTACATCAATCAATTGTGTATGTAACATACCATATCTCATATTTGCCATTGGTTCATATTCAGCAGGACTATTTAAAATCTTTTCACTTACTCCTGTAGCAGCTGCACCTGGATTGAGAACATATGTATATGATTTGCAATAATCCTTATCATCAACATGTTCTTGCTGCAAATCACCTAAAGTTGTATTAAGATTAAGTAATAAATTTTCAATTTTTTCATTATACTCATGTGTTAAAGTATTCAAGGTACATATACGAACATTATATTTACCATGTTTGAGTGCAGATAATTGATCTTGATCTTTTTTAACAAGAGGTGGTCGAAGAACTTTAAAATCATTACCTTCTATTTGATCAAGTTTTGCATCTAAACTACCAAAATATTTGTAAGTATGAGAATCTGCATATCCATCTAAATTTTCTTCAAATCTTTTAATACCTTCTTTTATCAATCCATCAATTGATCTAAAATTATATCCACTTTTTGTTTCAAAAAAGAAATAACCTGGATCTCCATACTCAACAGGAAAAGATTTTTTACATAACTTCAATATGACATCTAATGGTGAGTTATGTCCACCAACTACTTTATCAACATTTTGTGTTGGTTCAATTTCATTTATTAACAAGTCATATTCATCTAGTATTTTTTCTACAATATCACTAATTCTTGCCTCTTGATATACATTACTCAAAGGTTTTTTTGCACATGTCATCGTTCCTTCAGACACTAAAGGTATATTAATTACTTGTTTCTGAGGTTCATCAATAGACATTGGTGTGCCTGTAATTATCATTGGTATATCCAAAAAGTTTAAATCACCGTATCTTGTTGCAACATTGAAAAATACTTGTTCCATTCCTTCAAGTGGTAAAGCATCTTTAAGTGTTCCTCTTAATCCTGTTCGACTATCAACAACAGAATTACCCGTATCAAATTGAACCATATTAGCAGTTATCATCGGTGAATATACACTTTCATAATAATCTAGTCCTAGTATTCTACCTTGTGTTTCTACCTCGACACCAGCATTCTTCTCGCCATGTCCACTTGGTTTGACAATTTTAAGAAATGTATAATTTGATGGTCCTGCTGCTGACATTTTACTCTGGGTCTATGATTACTGGTTGAATTCTAATTATTGTATTACTATATCTCTTTGGATTTGTTTGTTGTAACACTTCTAATAATTTATCTGCATCAAAATCGTCTGTTGGATTATATACATCTATATATTTGACTTTATTTGGATATCTATCACCTATATCCCACCATTGATTCGGAGCAGTTTCTACTTGAAAATTAGGAATATTAATTGCATTTTCCATTGCTTCATTCACAAAATTTTTATTAACTTCCTCTTGTGAGATAAGACGAGTGCTACCATCAGGTTCTGTTATTTTAAAGAATGGTTCTGTTTGTCTAGTATCCATATTATATAAATTTTTTAATTCATATTTCGCACCATCCTGTAACATACCACTATCAATTGTGTTACCAAAAGTTGCATCATTTAATTTATCTAATTGATTTTTTATTGATTGTCCTATTATTGCTAATTGACGAATTAAAGGATCGGCTTCTTCAAGTTCTTTCTGTAAATTATTAAAATCATCCCCATTATTAGTCCGACCAGTAAACATATTAATAAATCCACTGGCAGAATCATAAATTATTCTAATCACATTTGATACACTCTTTATTCCATCATTTACAACTTTAAAAGTTTTCTGTAATGCCTTTTTAATCTCATCAAGATTATTTAAAGCAACACCTAATAAAAGTAATGAAACAAATTTTAAAATATTACTTCCAACATTTTTAAATAAAGTATTTGTAGAAGTACTTTTTTTAATTTTTTTTAATGATTTTCCAAAAGGTGATTTTTTTGATTCTAATTTTTTTTCTGCTTGTCTTTTTTTCTTATTATCTACTTGTTTTAAGAGTAATCTTTTTCTCTCTACCTTAATTCCTCTAAGCGAACTTCTTTTCCTTGATAACACACTACTTATGTTATCTGCATTTATCTTTACCTGTTCTAGTTGCTCTATCATATTATGTGTACACTAGATCATTGAATCCAAATAAAGTAGGAACTTCAGACATATATGGATTTATTGAATTGATTGGGTTAATTGGTTCAACAGAAGTTGCAGAATTCATACTTGTTTTCTTAGCAGTTTTCATACTTCTCATATCAATAGGTTCCAGTTGTTCAATATTTATCTCACCATTTCCACCATTATTCATTCTATATAAATTTTCTAATCCAATTCTTCTAACTGCATCTTTATTTAATACAAACTCACCTCCATGAACAATACCCACACCATTAGGATTAAAACCTCCATCATGAAATTGTTTGTTGGCAGGTAATCCTTCTCTCGTTTCTGCATTATATTGAAAAGCATCACCTCTTATTATCGCATCGTTAAGTGAAACACCACTTTCAAGTAAATCAAAATCTAAAACCTTTGAACCTTGTAATTTAACATTTTTTATAATACCAAAATCTAAAAATTCAATCATTTCATTTAATGCTTCTCTCCTTCCAAATTGTAATGGATTAAGAGATTCTCTTTCAGCAATCAATTTTTCTTTTAAAATTCTTCTATTTTCTTTAGTAATTCCTCCCATTGCTTCTAATTCAGTAATAGCAATCTTTATTTGCTCTGGTATTGCATCATATAAAGCTGGAAGAAGAAAAAGTGCACCTGCAATAAATGCTTTACTAGTAACAATTAAAAGTATAGTTTTAGCGATACCAAAGAGTGTTGAAACCACTCCAAATATTTTTAATCCTGCAAGAGTTGCTCCAATTCCAGCAATTACTTTCCAATTTTTTGTTGTCCAATTAAAAACATTTTGTATTCCTTGAACAAATTCTGGTTTAGATAATAAATTTACTACATTATTAATAAGAAAACCTGATCCTAAAACAAGTACTAATTGCTTTAATTTTGAAAATATATCTTGAAATGGATTTAATATTTTCTTTTTAGATTCTCTGACGAACTTATTATTCTTTTTGACAGTTTCTATATCTGTTTCTTTTTTATCCCTTGTATCCTTAAGTAATAATTTTTTTTCTAATGCTAACCTATCCTCTTCTGCCTTTTTACTACTAATAAAATCTAATTCTAATTGATTCTTTATATTGAGAAGTGTTTCATTTGTTTGTGTAAGTATCTCAACAGGTGAATTACTTGGTTTAATCTTTTCACCAACATTTATTTTTTGCGCTTTAAATATATTTTTAATTGCAGTTATCTTTCTTTCATTATTTGCAACTCTTTTTTCTAATCCATTACCACCTATTTTCATAGTAGTCGCAGTCATTTTTGGCTTACTCTGACCTTGCATAGAAGCCATTTTATTCATAAAATTTTCATAGGCGGGAGATTTATCCATTTTTTCTTTGTTGTGCTTTTAAGTTTTCCTCTTCTATGTACTCTTTGAGTAATGAAACATATATTTCCCTTTCCCAAGGAATCATATTTTCAATCTCCGTCAATGAGTATTTATGATGCTGAATCAAGGCAAAATTTACTTTAAAGTATGACTCTAGATTTGTATGAGCCATACCTAATTGAAAAAACTTGCTAGTCCCTCCAATATAACAGTAGATTCAACATTAGTCTTAGGATTTTTTATCTTAACAGAATGAGTTAATTTTGGCATCGTAGAGAAAAAGTTTTCAATTAACTGAAATTGTTTTGTATTTAATTGCTCTACAAATTCAATTAATTCTTTCTCTGTTGAATCGGATCCTGTCCAACTCTCCTCTTCATTATAAATGATATCAATACAAGTTGTAATTAATTTAAGAGTTGTTTTAATATCTGCATCATCATTAGATTCAAAATTATTATTAATAAACGTATCCATAGTTGGATATTTTAATTTTAAAGATAAATTATCATCCAACTTAACTATTTTTTTATGATTTTTATCTTTTTTAACCTTTATTGAATCTAAATCAATATCAATAGTTACAGATGTTACATTATCATCAGGACAAGTTAAGTTAACCTCAACCTTCTCACCTACCGATTTTGCACGAACATTTAAAAATAGATATTCAATATCAAAAGATGGTAAGTCTTCTATCTTAACACCTTTAGTCATGATGCATCCATTTAATATTGTCAGTACAGCATCAGTTATTTGTTTCATATCTTCCGTTTCTAATGCCATAATGAGAATTTTCTCTTCTCTGACAAGAAAAGGTCTATATTTTATTTTTTTACCATTAGAAGGTAAAGTCAACTCATAAGTTGGAGTATTAATCTTAGGTAAAGGCATAATGTCTGTTACAATTCAGTAATATTATTTATAGGGGTTTTATCCGTTTACTATATAGCGGTCAAAATTGAAAGATACACTCACTTTAAGTAAATCTGCATTTTTATATGATACAGGAATCGAACCCATGCTTTTTGGAAATGCGTTTACAAATCCATATCTAAGACTTTTTTTATAATTTCTTTCAAATTTACTAATAAACATTGTATTGCACTTATAATTATCTGGATATCTCATTCTACGATAATATGCCTTGTTGCTTGAATTGACTTGAGGAGCACCACTTGAGATATATTCCATCCAACCTTCAAATATTTTAAGAAGTGTATAATCTTCATCAATATAAAAAGAAAATTCAGTATCAGTGTAAATCCTAGTGTGTGCAAATTGTTGAGGAACACCCATAAAGTTATCCTTTACCTCTGCAGTTGCATAGGCAGTAGTAGGCAATGTAGCATCACTACATAATATTCCCATTTTTCTTGATAAAAAATCTTTTACATTTCTTATACCAGTATATCTTACTAAGTAAGATTCTACTTGAGGTGTAAGAGATGAAAATGTAACTACATAATGATTATCTTGTGCCAAGGCTCCTATGAGACCTTTGGCATTTGACATAGTTATACTTCTTGCTAATGACTCTGCCACTCTAAATACGTATATATTGTTATTTCTATTTATGTCATATAAAGGAAAATATTATCCTTCCTATCCCAGAAAGTATAAAGGTGATCCCACAAATATCATATACAGGTCACTTTGGGAGAGAAAATTCATGGTATATTGTGACAAAAATGAGAAAATACTTGAATGGGGAAGTGAAGAAATTGCATTACCCTATCGTTCTCCTGTTGATAATCGAGTTCACAGATACTTTCCTGACTTTTATATCAAGGTTCAAGAGAACACTGGTCGTATCAAGACATATCTAATAGAAGTAAAACCACTTAAACAAACACAAAAACCAAAAAAACCGAAAAGACAGACCAAAAATTACTTAAGAGAAGTATATGAATATGCTAAAAACCAAGCAAAATGGAAAGCAGCAGATGATTTCTGTAAAGATCGTTTGTGGGAATTTAAAGTGATGACTGAAAAAGAACTAGGAATCAAATGAGTCGTATTGCACCACTAGTAGGAGATATTCTTGGAACAGAGGATGCTGATGATCTAATGATTGAAATTATGGATGTTTTAGGTGATAGCATCGCATCAACTCCAGAAGTTGGCAAGATATATGTATTTGTATATCAACCAAAAACACCTGGTCGATATGACCAGAATCCATTAGTCGCAGTCACCAATATATTTGATTGGGGGTTCAAAGGCATCAACTTTCATTGGGGTCAATCTCGTTCATATACCTTTCAAGAAGTAGTGGGTCAACTCTATCAAGTTACAAATGAGGAGTTACAAGACCTAAATACAATACCATTTGCAAAATTTCGTATAAATAACTAAAAAGAGATATAATGTCATTAAACCACCCTATTGATGGTAGATCACTAAATTATTTTAATCCTTTAGTATATTTTTCAACAGGAGATGAAAAATATGATGCGATTACATCTGAAGTTTTATTTCCAACTGATAGTACTGGTGATAACCTAAAAGAATTAGTTGCCGAATATACTCAAGGTAGTGATACTAATACTAATCATGGATATGAAACAGATCCTTCTTATCTTTATATAAATGAAAATGCAGATTTTAATGATTATCACACAAATAGACAAGAAAGACTAAGAAATGAACAAAAAGTAAGGGAATGGGGAGAGTCTGATAGACAAGATCCAGACTCTGTTTATAATAACAGAAATTTATCAACATATAAAGAACAGAGAAATAATTTAATAACACAACAAAGAATAGGAAGATATGCACAAAAAAGAAGGGGTGGTGTTCTTCGTTACCCATTAGAGGCACTTACAGAACAAACTGATTATCTACAAATTGATATTGAAAAATATGAACCTATAGGTAGTAATTATGCATCTGCACCAGGTTCTTCAAATAGATATGTAAAAGGTAGTATGTTTACAAATCGTGCTGGTCGTAAAGGTGGAAATAAACTATCAACTAAACCATTAATTAATGCAGGAACAATTTTATTACCAATACCTTCTAATTTACAAGATAGCAATAACGTTCAATATGATTCTTCAACTTTAAATGGACTTGCAGCCGTTGGTGTTCAAGCAGCAGAGGGTATAATGACGACTGATTTTACAAAAGGATTTGGTCAAGGATTAAGTCAACTAAATCAAGTAAGAAAAGATGTTTCAGCAAGAGTAAAAGATGGTGCTGGAAATGAGGCGGCAGCTACAAATGCGATTACAAAAGCATTAGCAGCTGAAGCAGTCGGTATTTTTGGTGCAAATGTTACTGTGAATCAGTTATTGGCAAGAGGTAATGGAGAAATTTTAAATCCAAATATGGAGTTATTATTTGGAGGTCCTACACTTCGTAACTTTAGATTCCAATTTAAGTTTACTCCTAGAAATAAAAAAGAAGCAGAACAAGTAAAATTAATAATCCGTGCATTCAAAAGAAATATGGCACCTCAAGCACAAGGTGGTAATTTAGGATCAGGTAATTGGTTCTTAAAAACTCCCAACGTATTCAAATTAAGATATCGAAGTGGTCGGAGAGATCATCCATTCCTCAACAAGTTTAAGCAGTGTTTCTTAAGTGATATGCAAACAACATACACTGGTGATGGTGTTTATATGACATATGATGATGCAACACCAGTATCAATAATATTAGATCTTTCCTTCAAAGAGATTCAACCAATTTACGATATTGATTATGATGAAAGACCAGGCAATCGTGCAGTAGGATACTAATGGGATATTTTAGAGAGTTACCAGATTTAAGATACCCTTCTTTTTTACCAGAGAAGATATCTTCTCTTGATTTTATAGAGGTAAAAAATGTTTTCCGTAGAGTCAAATTAAGAGATGATTTGAATAATAATTTTACTTTATTCAATAAATATGAAATTCCTATGGGAGCAAGACCAGATACTGTTGCAGAAGATTTATATGGAAGTGCTCAATTCGATTGGGTTGTATTAACTGTTGCAGGTATATTAAATGTTCGTAATGAGTGGCCACTTAACAATAGAGATTTATACAACTATTGTCTTGATAAGTATGGAGATTCTTTAAATTCAGTAAGATTTTTTGAAACTAAGGAAGTTAAAAATGTTGATGGTAAATTAATTCTACCAAAAGGAAAAGTAGTTGATAATAATTTTACAATACCAAAACCAGGTGAACCAATTGCAACTTTAAATCCAATTGTAGGAATAAGTAATTATGAATATGAAACTCGTTTAAATGAAGAGAAAAGAAATATTTTTATTCTTCGTGAGGAATATTTACAAGAATTTTTAAATGATATGAGAGAAATAATGACTTATAAAAAATCCTCTGAATTTGTGAATGGTAAGACAATACAAACAGAAAATACTAATATAACATTGTCATAAAAAAAGGAGGTCGTTTGACCTCCTGTATAATTATTCTTCTGCGAGTTTCGCAAAGTACGATAATGCATCGTCCTCTTCTTTGTCTACCGTTGAGGTAGTAGAGGGTGCGGAGACAGCAGCAGTTACTAACTCTTCTGCTTCACCACGATCATTATCTTCATCAAAGACATCTGGATCTTGAGTAGGTCTCTTACTTCCAAGAACATATTCTAATCTCTTCTTAAGATCTTCATATGACTTGAACTGATCAGGAGCAACAATCTCTGCGAGTGAGAATTGTTTCTTCCATAATGCTTCAAGAGCATCGTCATCATCAAGTAGTGGACTTACTGCAGCAAATTCAGAACTATCATAGTTTCTGTATCCTGCTACGTTCTTTGCCTTCAACTTGAAGTTTGCACCTTGCCAAAAATCAAATGGGTCAATTGCTTCCTCATCTTCAAACTCAGGTTGCATTGCTGCAGTTAGTTTGTCAAAGATTTTCTTACCATATTTGAATAAGAATACTTTACCTTCGTTCTCAGGATTTGTTGGATCTTTCACAACGTAAATGTTACTCATATAAGTAAGTTTACGTTTTTGCTTTCGTGCTGTTTCTTTTCCTGCGTCTGTTCCATTGTTCCAGAGTTGAGTGTTGTACTCAGAAACAGGATCTTTACCACCAAGAGTAGTAAGACTGTTCTCTATGTACCAACCACCAGGACCTTGGAATGCATGTGAATATAACTTTACGAAGGGTAGGTCTTCACCTTCGGGTGCAGGTAGGAAACGGATAACAGCATATCCATTACCACTTTTATCTACATCTAACTTCCATGTGCGTTCGTCACCAGACGCACCGTTGTTGTTCATTTTCTCAACTTCTTTAACTAACTTTGCAGTTAAAGAACCAAGCTTAGATTGTTTTTTTAAGTCTTTAAAAGACATTAGATTACCTCGGATAATTTGATTGGGGGATCGTTTGTATTATAACAAAGATAGATGAATTAGTCAACACTCTCTTTGAGTCGTTCAATGGTGTCATCCATTGCACTAAAAATCGAAGGCATATCAGTTCCCTCTGGAAAACCCATACCCTGTAAGGACTTACGCAATTGATTTTTCATATCTTTTGCTTCTGGATCATCTGATAAAGATAATCGAGTCCACATCGTTTTTTGTTTCTCTAATAGAGTTGACAACTTATCTACGTGTTCTTTCCTGTCACTAGAGCTTAGAAAACCAAAACCAAACATCTTACCATAGATGCTAGTTTGTAGTCTGTTAATTTCAGATAATTCTTCTCGGACTATTTCCGATTCAAAAAATCTCATTTTTTCTTTGTCTCCACAACAGGTTGCACTGGTTCCACTTTACTTTCCTCGATTTGCTCAAGGACATCAATTGCTCCTAGAAGTTTGATACGAGTTTCAGTTAATTGATTTAATTGACTCGATACTTCTTTGAGTTGAGATTTAAGATTTTCAAGCACTTCATCATTGCTAAGAGCCATTACGAATAACCTCCATAATTAATTTTTTGTATTGAAACACATTAATATTTATGAAAGGACTATACTTATTAATTTTCATCTTTACGGTTTCCCATACAGGATCGTCAAGTTTTTTATCAAAGTTTTTAACGAAAGAAAAGATCTTTTCGTAGATTACTAAGATTTCTAAGTTTAGTTCTCCACCCAAGTGTTTCTTTAATATTGTTGGGTGTCCCTTGGAGCAGTTGAATACTTCTTCCAAGTCGTTCTCGGAGAGTAATCTCTGTGATTGTTCTTTGAACAAGTATGTTAAACTCTGCTGAGTTTTCATCCACTCTGAGTAATTTCTTTCTCCAGAATTGATAATTTCTCCAATCCATAAATTTTCTGGGTTAGTTGATGTCACAAAATTGGCAAGAAGAAAATCGACAATCTGACCATCAGAATACTTACGGGAAGTTTTCTCAAACCAGTATTTGTCTTTTCTTCGATTGAAAGCTGTTACTGTGGCACGGGATTTGCCACCATATTTAAAGAAGTCATATTTACGATTTGTAAAATGACTTTTCATAGAAAGATAAGTTTGATATGTTTCAAACGGTGTCACTTTCCTCTTCAACTTCTTCACTATCTAATTCTGTAATTGAGTCACAAGGAACTTCATTATCACCTATCATATACCAATGTTGTGGCATACCAATACTATCGGGTCTGACACCTAAGTATTGTAAATCAGGAAAAGAATGCTCACGAAGCATCGCTTGGAGTCTCCAGTGAATTAATTCTGATTTCTTCATTATAAAGGTAGTTTTGCCCTCGAAGTCTTTTTCATAAAGTTAAGACGAATTGCATCCCACTTTAATCTTTCCTTCAAAGGTTTTGATATGAGTTTCGTTACTGATTCTACCTCAATATTGTTTATTTCGCAATAGTGTATGATCGCATCAATATAATTGAGGTCTTCATCAACCACAATCTTCTCAATGTCCATCGCAAACTTCTGAGGAGTAACAAACTTATTCGCAATAGCTTTTTCTAGTTCTTTACTTGGTTCCATAGAGTTCCAGTTTATCTCCAATAAACTTTCTAATGTATTCTCCAAGGAGCTTGATGTATTTTGTTTTGTCGTATTCTTCATAGACAACGCACTCTCCATTTTCACATGCCATAATAATGACTAATTTTTTTACAGATATACCCTTCATCTCATATAGCATACAACCGTATGCCATTGCTTGAACAAAATAGTGTTCAATCCACTCTCGTGGTTTAGGTTTTTTAAAATCTATTATTGCTAACTCGTTGTCGTACTCTGCAATACAATCAACTGTTCCTGCTATTCCTAATTGCTTACTATATAGCGCACCTTCCAATGCGTGTATTTTACTAATTTTATTTAACTTACCCTTTGATATTTTAAATAAAAAATCAGATATAGGAGGGACTTTGGGAAGTTCTTCATTTTTCAGATAATACTCTGTAAGAGTGTGCATATCTGTTCCACGAGTCGTAGCAGCTTTTGTAATTTTGTCTGCTGTTTCGTTACCAACTCTCTTTCTCCAATCAAGAAAGATCTGTTTGTTAAAGTGACTTGTGACTGATGTAATTGAAACTAACTTAAGTAGTTCTTCTTCATCAGGTACAGAATAATAACGAACTCCATCTATTGTCTCCCGTTTAAGTGGAGGAAGATTCAAATCAACATGTTCAAACATTACATACCCATTTCTAATTTTGCAATAAGATACTCCTTGACAAGTCCTGATCGAACAATATCATCAATACCAAATTCAATCACATCAAATGATGGCATGGAACGAATTATCTTCATAAAGTCAACGATACCATTTCTTTCATTAGTTTTTTGCAAATCAGTTTGAGTTGCATCACCACAGAAATAAATTTTACTATCTTCACCAACTCTTGTTATTATACTATCAAGTTCGTGAAAATTCAAGTTTTGAAATTCATCAACAATAACAATTGAACGGTCAAGTGTTGTTCCTCTTAAAAACGAGGTACTCCAAAACTTAATTGTATCTTGTGCTTTCAGATTACCATAAAGCATTTCAAAATCTGCATCAGATCCCATCTGAAACATATATTTTACCATATGTTTATATGGCACTTGATATATGTCAGACTTGTCTTCATGATCGCCAGGTAAGAATCCAATTTCACGAGTTGCGA